TCTGCCGGTTGTCTTATTTCCATTCCCACTTCCCCTTGTTTCCTTCGACAATCTGTCCGGTGTCGCGCAGCTCTTTCCACGCCTTGCTGTTCTTGCGAGGTAACTTTTCGACGAAGGGTCGCTCCTTCGCGCCGATCGCCATCAACATCTCCTCGCACTCCTTTATGTACCAGTCATAATCCACGTCGGCGGGGAAGTGCTCCGGCAAATCCATCAGGGGCTTGGCCCCGTTAGATCTCGGCACGGTGTTCCCGTTCGTGGCGTAGTGAATGGCACCCTTCTCCCCCTCAGCATAGTACCAACGGATGGCTTTGCCAAGCGGTAAGTCATCTTTTATAGCCCCACCTGTCACGGTGCGCAATGCGATGAACTTGGATATGTCTCGACAGTCTCGGACCGTGTGATCCACTGGAACATCTTTTGTCAGATACGCAATGACCGCCTCGGCGCAGATCGGCGTCTGCGGGTTCTTGCTCAAAGACACGGGGCCGTACACACCCTTGGCCTTCGCCTTGCCGTCCTCCTTCACAGCGATGTAGTTGTTCACGTCGCGGGAATACAGCGCACGGTACGCGGTCTCCTCGGTCTTCAGGCCGGTGTGCTTCTCCCACTTCTGCACAATCAGGTTCAGCGCGTCACGCTCGCCGTGCGGGCACTTGATGACGATACCGTCGGTGTTGGCAGACACAACGGGGATACCGTAGCGCTCCAAGGCTTCGATCAGCATCAGGATCGTGAGCTGTCCTGTCAGCGTTGTGCGGATCATGAACTCTGGAGAATACAGCGTGCTGTATTTGTTGGAGGTTTTTCCGAAGGTTGAGTTCAAAACAATCTTAAGCGAGTCGGATTTCACCCTGTCTCCCGCGTGTTTCGCTTCGATACGCTCTTCCAAGATTTTGCCATAGACGGTGTTGAAGTGAACCCCGAAGCCCCCAAGCCGCATGTTCATGTTGAGCATCATGCGTGGATAATAGCTCTCCACGTCGCGGTCGATCAGCACATTGTCGTCGTCGCTGAAGTGCGCAATCTCCGACTCTTGGCTATGCAGGCCGCCGATGCCGATCTTGTATCGGCTCTGACCGATCTCGATGACAAGCTTCTCGATATCCTTGGGCATGATGACGTGGCCGGTCTTGTCGTTCAGAACCATCTCTGCGGTGCGCACAATCTCCAGCACTGCCGACAACGGCTCGGTTGAGAAACGGATATAGACCGGGGGGTCGTAATAGAAGCTGTCCCGCTCCGCCTCCACTTTTGGCGGTGAGTCACCTGTCAGGCGCATGTATTCCGCCTTGAGCACAGCTTCTGCGATCTGCGCATCAGACTTCGACCGCAGGTCCACACCATAGGTCTCGCTCATGGCGCGCCGCAGGCTCACCTGCTGGGACAACGCGTTGAACAGCATCTGTGTTACCTGCACGTCGTTCTTGCAGTATTGCCGCATCAGCTCCAGCTGCTCGGGCTGTATCTCGGCGTCGTGTGGTATCGGCAGCTCTTGAAGGCGCGGGCTGGACAGGCGGCCCCCGTAGATCTTCAGGCCCACCATGCCCGGTGCCACGTCGATGATGTCGATGTGGTTGATCTTGGGCTCCTGCAAGCCCTCGTCCCGATAGAAGTGCCACGGGCGCTTGTTCTTCTCGATGATCTGGTTGCTGGCACGCTTGATGGCCTGCGTGTTCGGGTTGACCATCGCCATTGTCAGAAGCGGCACGTCGTAATTGTTGCCGTTGAAGGTGATGATCTCCACCTCCTCGTTCGTCATCAGGTCGTATATCGCCTGCGGATCGAACGCGCTGTCGTCGTCGTTGAAGATCTCGAAACGCTTGGTCTTGCCCTGCTCTGTCATAAACAGAGCAAGGAAGTAGTTTCGATAGACCTCGATATCGAGGAATATCTGCATCACAACACCCGTGCGTTGCTGGCATAGTCGATCGCGATCAGGTGCAGCGCCTGTGACTTTGCGTCGTCCAGCGCGTTGTGATGTGTGCCTGTGCGGTCCATCTTCACCTCTGGATATAGGCCCTTCACGGTGCGGTAGCACTTGTCCTTCCAGAACTCCCACATCGGCACACCGCAGCGCTTGCCAGACTCGTGCATAATCACGTTGTCGAACGTGGCCCCGTTACCCCAGACGCCTTTGAGGTTGTCGCCGTAAGAGCAGACGAACTGCATGAAGTGTCGCAGGGCTTCTTCAAGACCAACGGCATCATCTTGCCTGTCGGTCAGCGCGTCCTGCGCGATTTTGTCTTGCCCCAGCCACCACATGACAGTGGATGGGTCGATCACGGCACCGGAGCGCACAGCGCTGTGCAGGGACACCGTGCAATAGAACTCTCGGCCAATCCCTTTGGCGTCGAACGCCACGGCGCCGATGCTGACGATTGGCGCATCTGCGCGGGTGCCCATGGTTTCTAAGTCGATCATGATGTGCATTTTGGTTCTCCTTTGTTATGTCTCAGGCATAATGTCGGCCGCTTATTCAGTCTCTCCCAAGAAACTCATTGTGTCCTTGGCCCACATGCAGAACGATGCACGTTCTTGCCCCTCGCGGGCATAGACCCGCGCCTTGGCAATGGTGCCGTCTTTGAACAGGCGCGTCAGTGCGCTGTCCGTGGCCGTGGTGTCCGATCCCGCGTGATGTGAGATCTCTGCCGTAGTGCCGTAACCCAGTGTGCGCACTGACTTGAGTACGAGCTTGTCAACAGATACGCTTTCGGTATCGGCGTTGATGCTCTGCTCCTGCCGGCTGACGTGCACAGCGACCCACGGCGTGGCCATGTTATTGGGGTGTGTGTTGGGGATGAGCTTGGCGGTGAGGATGTCGCCTTCGGCGGCCCCGCTGGCCTTGGTGACGCTGGCAGGGATAAACACCTGCTCGCCGGTGTCGGTCCGCGCGCCAAAACCAGAGTTGGTGTCGAGCACGTGCGAGACGTAAATTTCTGTGTTTTCCATTAAAATATCCTTATTTTTCAGTTGTTGCTTCTGCGTGGATGTCACGCACCATTTCTGTTATGTACTCGGCCACTGATGCGCAGCCGACCTTGTCTGTCTCCACCGCAAGCCAGTCCAGTTGGTCCGGTGTCAGACCAAGCAGGATGTCGCTCATAAATCCCAGCTTGATGCGGCGGTTAGCGAACAGGTATTTCACCTGCTGTCGCGGTGATGCTTTGGTCTTGCGCGGCGGGATCATGCCCGCCTTGCGCGCATCGACGACAGCCCTGACGACCTTGGTGTATCCGAAGCCGGTGGCCAGTTGGATGGCAGCGTGGCTGTGACCTGCCATGTGCAATTCAGCAACGCGTCGCGTGTCATCACCCATCATGGTCGTGCCACGGGGCGAAGGAACGGGATGCCTGTATCGCGGCAGTATGCGTCCACTTGCTGGCCCCACAGTTCTTCCAATGTTTCGACCATCGCGGGCATCTGATCGCAGACTGCGTGGGTTTTGCCTGTGATGTGACCGACTTCCATGCTGCCGATTGCGAAGATGATTATGTATAGTGATGTCATTTGGTCTGATCCTTTTCAAATGCGGCAAGGGCGGCGTGGCGTTGGGCAAGTATTTCATTCATGTGATCTTCAAACACATCAGCTTGTATCCCGTCAGGTTCATGCGCCCTAACGTCAAAGCCTGTTTTCCCCAACAGTCGACGGCACACTTGCCACAAATCCCCCTCAAATTCGCTCGATACAACCTCACAGGCCGCTTCGAGTTCTTCGATGCGTTCTTCCTGCTCGTCTAGCTGGCCCTCCAGTTCCTCGATGCGGTCGGCTTGTGCTAGCATCACTCTCCGCACGTCGGGCGATATGTATTCAGCCAGACGCTCAACGCTCATTCGGTCAATGCTGGTCATGCTGCCACCGCCTTTTGGCGCTGTGCAAAGTCTGCTACAAGGGCATCGCAGAACCGCGCCATGTGCTCTTTGTTGGCCTCGCCCTGCCGCCATTCCGCTTTGGCTTTGGCGACCTCGCCGATGTCTTTCAATCTGACACCGCCGTCATAGCTGGCCATAAAGAAGCAGTGTCCGCAGTCCCCGTTGGGCTGTCGCACTTCGCCGATCATCCGATGCTGCGGTGTCATCTGCCGAAACGCGGTCATAACGCGCAAGAACCGTTCCGGCACAGACAATTCCGCGACAACGCCCCGATCCTCTTCGATCTCCGACAAAATTTTGTCGATGTTGCGTGCAGCGTCCTCGTGGGTGAACGGGCTACCGTCACTGCGCGTCGTGTAGCCCGTAAGCTGGCGGTAGCCGTCCAGCCAGAACACACGATCATGGCCCTTGCGCCGCCCTTGGCTCAAGGAAATTTGTATGCCCAGCGCTTCGGCGCGCTCGACAAATTGTGGGAAGTCCTGCCGGAAACTGCGGCAGATCGGATTGTCTTTCTTGGTCATGAGTTCTCTCCCTTTTTGATGTAAACGGTTTCGGCGCGCAGGCCCAAGTAATCGAGGATCTTGCCGGTGGGCGGGCGGGTGCCTTTGATAACCTCGTTCAGGAAGCTGCGCGAGATGCCGATCTCTTCTGCGAGGCTTGCCTGCGTGCGGGTTTTGATGATGGCGTGCAGGCGGGCCAACACTTGGCTTTGGGTGATGTGGTCACTCATCCTTCTGTCCTTTCATGGCGTCCGCCAGTATCGCGGCGCGG